TTCGGATAACACACCACCGTGGTTCGGAGCTGGCGAGCCTCATGAGGACGATACTACGCCGTTTGATGTGAGGTAATGCTTATGATTTTAATTCTGTTAATTGCTGTGTTCATTTATATTTTGTGCACGGCTGATTCTACCGAGTCCTGTATTCCCAATGAGGAGTGCAGGACTTGTCCATTTCCATGCGATAAACGCAAAAATTGAAAGGAGAAACTAATTATGGCTTACAAAGCAGTAGACAACATCATCATCGAGAATGCTCGAATTATCTTCCGCAACTTTAAGGGTGAGGAGTCCAAGTACAATCGTGCTGGCTCCCGCAATTTCTGCGTGGTCATTGAAGATCCCGATATGGCGCAGAAGCTTATTGAGGATGGCTGGAATGTTCGTGTTTTGGCTCCTCGTGATGAGGACGAGGCTCCTCGCCATTATATTCAGGTGGCGGTCAGCTTCGACAACATCCCCCCGAAGGTTATTATGATTACTCGTCGAGCTAAGACTCAGCTGGATGAGGAGTCTATCGGAACTCTGGACTTCGCAGAGATCCGCAATGTCGACCTGACTATCCGGCCCTACAACTGGGAGGTCAATGGTAAGACTGGCGTCAAGGCATACCTTAAGACGATGTATGTCACCATTGAAGAAGACGAATTCGCTGAAAAGTATGCCGAAACGGAGGGTCCTGAGGAGATGCCCTTCTAAAGGTGAATAGGTGCCAGCTTAGTACATGTCTGGTTAAATGTCCAGTAAGGTCTCGATTAGGTGTGCACGCCTATGACGGTAAGAGGAAACAGCCTTATTCCCTTTAATAACCGAAAGGAGGTAAAGCCATGTTGTGGCAGAAAAAGAAGAAACGCAAAAAGGCTACTAAATCTAAAGCAGTTACTCAGACTGCTCCTCATCAGCCGGCGGAAGAGCTTCCGCAAATGACTGAGCCTGAGAAAAAAGAAGAAACGCCAAAGCAAAAAAAGCCCGCTGGGAAAAAATGCAAAAAGGTTTTGTCTCCGGAAAAAGCTTTCTTAGATGCATTCGGACGATTGACTAACCGACATCGGGCTTGGGATGTTTGGCGTGACTTTATTATTATGTTCGCTTGTTCGCTATCTAATCCTCTCGATAAGGAGCACCGGGATAAGCGAGAAGCGTTATATTTGGAAGTCATCAAAAAGTACAATAAGCAGGATCAAGAGTTGTTTCCTGAACTGGCTGCGCAGACGGTCTTGGCTTTGGAGGAAAATCCGGAGCAAGATTTTCTGGGCAGCATTTTTATGTCTCTCAATCTCGGCAACGAGCATAATGGACAGATCTTTACGCCGTATCATGTCTGTGAGCTAATGGCTGAAATGACGATGGACGACACGGTAAAAAAGGTAGAACAAGACGGTTATATTTCAATTAACGATCCGTGCTGCGGAGCTGGGGCCACATTGATTGCCGGAATCCACGCTGCAAGGAAGCAGTTGGAAAAAGCAAATCTTAACCATCAAAATCATCTTCTCGTCGTTGCACAGGACATCGATGAAACGGTGGCGCTGATGTGTTATATTCAGCTTTCGCTTTTGGGGGTAGCGGGATATGTAAAGGTCGGAAATTCTCTGACAGAGCCGATGACAGATAACGACGACAAAGAGAATTACTGGTTCACTCCAATGTATTTTTCTAATGTCTGGGTGCTGCGTCGGATCTTCGGAGGGCGCTGATGGCAGGCATATCACTTCGAGACTATCAAACAGATGCTGTTGAGAGAATGAAAAACGGCTGCATTCTCTGTGGCGGTGTTGGTAGTGGCAAATCCAGAACAGCTTTAGCCTATTACTACAAACAGAATGGCGGTAAGCTCGGCACAAAAAGTTATATTCGGATGCCGGGTACGCCAAAAGACCTGTACATCATCACCACGGCGAGAAAAAGAGATACTTTGGAATGGGAGGGTGAGCTTTCGCCCTTCCTTCTCTCTGTTCACGCGGAAGTCAATACCTATAAAAATAAGGTCGTCGTTGATTCCTGGAACAATATCGGGAAGTATGCAACGGTTACGGATGCGTTCTTTATATTTGACGAGCAGCGTGTTGTTGGTTCAGGAGCATGGGTTAAGGCATTCCTGAAAATTGCCAAGGTTAACGAATGGATTCTACTATCTGCCACCCCAGGAGACACATGGGAGGATTATATTCCTGTTTTTGTTGCAAACGGCTTTTATAAAAACCGGACTGCCTTCAAAGAAGAACACATGGTCATGACTTGGGTAAACGGAAAGTATCCAAAAGTAGACAGATATTTAGGGGTAGGACGACTCATCCGACTTCGCAATCGCATTCTTGTGGATATGGATTTTAAGCGGGAAACCTGTTCGCACCATGAGGATGTTTATGTCAATTATGATGTTGCGAAGTATAAAGAGACAAGTCGTCTTCGCTGGAACCCATATAAAAACGAGCCGATTGTCAACGCCGGAGAACTCTGCTATGTATGGCGACGCATCGTAAATGAGGACGAGTCCAGGCAAATCGCTCTAATGGAGCTGTTTGAGAAACATCCTAAAATGATCGTCTTCTACAATTTCGACTACGAGCTTGATATTCTGAAAAATCTCTACTATGGAGAAAATGTTGAGATTGCAGAATGGAACGGTCACAAGCATCAACCGATCCCGACTTGCGACAGTTGGGTGTATCTGGTTCAGTATACTGCTGGAGCCGAAGGTTGGAACTGCATTAGCACAGACACCATTGTGTTCTACTCGCAGAATTACTCCTACAAAATTATGAAGCAGTCAGCTGGGCGAACCGATCGCTTAAATACTCCGTTCAAAGATTTATATTACTACCATTTGAAATCCCGTTCCGGCATTGATTTGGCTATCAGTCGAGCGTTAAGCGAAAAGCGGAATTTCAACGAAACCAAGTATGTCGGCAGCTATAAACCCAAAGCTGCCTGAGAAAGGAGAAAAGATGATAACAATTGATGTCGCGGAGTATTGCTCTGCTTGCATGGACTTCGACCCAGATGTTCAACGACCACAAAAAGCATACGGAATGAGTGAAGAGATCGTCATATCCGACACGGTCATTCGATGCTCAAATCGAAATCGGTGCAAAAACATTGAGCGATACCTGAGAAAGAAGGTGACGAACGATGGCGTTGGCAAGACTGACGAAGCAATGCCGTGAATGTCCTTTTGTCGAGACCTGTGAGCACAAGGAAGTGGAAGCATTGGGATATTTACCAGAACCGATTATGACAGATGCCAAAGTCCCGGTTACTGCTGATATAGCAGCTCCCATTTTGAGAGAAACCGTAAGCCGTGTAGTAGACGGCAAAGTAGCAACAATGTATAAGGACGAGTTGGAGAAGATCCTTTATAAAGATTTATATTCTCATCTCGGACTTCAGTTTGGAGGATGAATATGCATAACAATACCAACAATTCAGACAGAATGAATACTGTCGCTTATAAAATCGGGCAGGCTATCGCGCTGATAGCTTGTCTTTGTGTTTCTGCCATCGTCATTGCTTTAACTGTGAAGTGCATCCTGTGGATTTTGTAAGGAGTTTTTGCAGATGAATGAAGAAAAGGAAGTCTATTTTGACCAGTATTGCAAATCTTGCAAATACCACGGTCTTGAAGAGTCCAAAGACCCGTGCAATGACTGTCTCGCAGAACCCAGCAATACAAATTCCCACAAACCGATGAACTATGAAAGCAAAAACAATTCTTGATGCCGAGAAAAAGGATGCGATTGATATTGCAACGGAACTTTGCTATAGCGAAGAAGTCAAGAGAAAAATTGCACAGGCAAAATCTGTTTACGAAATTGGTTGCATCCTTAAACAGGCACGGCTCGATCAAGAGTGATATTTCTGATCACTTAAAGAAAGTTGTCTGGTTTTATGCAATCGATGCTTTACTCTTACGAGAGGTGTTACTTGTCTATTTTGTGGTCTCGATTACCCCTGCTCTCATATGCCGGGGCTTGAGGAACAAGTGGCTATGGCTCATAAATTGAGAAAGGAGATCGAAAAAAATGGCTAATGGATATCGTAATGCTCTTGTTCAGCAAATAAAAGACGCAGGTCAAGAACTTATCAACCGAGCTGAATCGATGGTGCATCCTGAAAATGATTTAATCACTGATTTTTCCATAGTAATCCATTTCGAGCAGCATGAGGTACCTACAATTGACTACACAACCAGCGTGATAAACAAAGTTGCTTGCGATCGGGTTATCTATCAGAAAGGAGAATCCAATGTCTCAAAAATATGATGAATATCTGGAAAAACACAGGCAAGCTGTAAAAAAGGCTTATCAGTGGATTGCTGCTTATATTCCAGAACTGACAGATGTGGAGGCGACTCGAAATATTGAGTTCCATGATATGTCGAAGAATACGCCAGATGAGTACACGCCTTATGACAACTATTTCTATGGGGAGCAAACCCCAGCAATCATCGAGGCGTTTAACCGGGCATGGCTTATGCATATCCACCGAAACCCCCATCATTGGCAGTATTGGGTCTTAATCAACGACGAACCTAAAGAAGGAACTATCCTTATCGAAATGCCGTATCCATACATTATTGAGATGATCTGTGACTGGTGGGCATTCAGTTGGATTAAAGGTGACCTTTCCGAAATGTTTGCCTGGTATAAAGACCATGCCGATTATATTAAGTTACACAATAACACTCGTTCGATTGTAGAAGAAATTCTGGAAATAATTCGGACGAAGCTTACGGAGGTAGAAAATGCTGAAAATTGAAAACACCGAGGTTATTGGCTGGGAACACGCCATTCGTGGTATGCGGAACCCTAAGAACTCTTGGGAGAAGAGCGATAGTGGTGTTTGCGCCACGCATGGTCCAGCTCATTGCGCAGATTGTGTATACACTGATTGCCACGCTGACGATGTGGAGATTGGCACAAAATATATTCTCGGGGGCGATGATTTAACACTCATGACCACCCTCCGCAATGCCGGCACTGACCATCGCAAGTTCATGCGGATGATTACCGTCTATCTCGACATCACTGCCCCGCTGTACTGGTGGAAGGAGTTCGACACCTACAAAGTTGGTACGGTTGCTAACTCCTGCTCCACGATGCACAAAATTGCAGCGAAGGAGTTTACACTGGAGGACTTCAGCCACGAGCATTTGCAGGAGGACTCTGTAGCTGTGCTCGAAACGGTTATTCATACCTTGAATGTCCATCGAGATTGGTTTAATAATAAGGTACTGGATGACCCCAAGATCGATTGGTGGCAGATGATCCAGCTTCTCCCCAGTTCCTACAACCAGAAGCGGACAGTCATGCTGAACTATGAGGTTCTGGCAAACATCTATAAATCCCGTCGGCATCACAAGCTCGACGAATGGCACACGCTTTGCGACTGGATTGAGAGTTTGCCTTATTCTGAGCTGATTACTGGCAAGGAGGAAATGGCGGATGTTTGATGGTGGAGTAAAAGAAACCTTGTGCACTCGCTGTGCTCATCGAGATGTCTGTGCACATAAACAGGACTATTTTGATATTCTCAAAGCGGTCGAAAATGCAACTGTGACCCGAGATACGGGCGATGGAAAGATCACATCAAAGAAAGTGATTCACTATGACTTCATCAGCGGCATCTCTGTTGGGTGTAAGTATCACCAAAATTGGACAGAAACCTATCGTTCCGGAGAAGCAATCCTCTGAAACTGCACGAAAAATACACCCCCTATTATGAAAGGAGGTAACGCACATGAATTATTTTCTGGCAGTTAATGATCGGCAACTCGGCACTTGTTTGAGAATGCTGTTTGCTGAGAAACTTCAACCTGCTGTCCAGACCGTGTTGAACGAAAAGGGCAAGATTGAGTTTCACATCAGCATTGCAGCAGATCAGGAAGTGTTCGAAGAACTGAACGAACGCTACAAGATCATGATTTCGTAAGTTACTCGATTTTGAAGGTAAAGGGGCCGTAACAAGCCCTTTTACTTTTGTTATATTTATGGTAAAATACTACGAGGAGGTCGTCAAATGAGAATTATTCGAGACATATTTTGGATATTATTGATTATTACTGTGCCGGTAGCAATCTTTGATAAATTCTTTAGACCTTATTGCATGACCGTTATTGAAAGGATGTGTAACAAGGATGAAAGTTAAATCCAGAATGTCCTGTCCTGTTCGAAGGAAAGACGGTACATGGACTACTGTTATCAAAGAATTTGAGGAAGATATTCCGGATCTCGGGCGAGAAGAACTTATCTGCAACAAATGCGGACGCCCAGATTATCCGAAATGCAAGGAAACGGTTTGTGAAGCCTGGAAATACCACGAATCGAAAAAACAATAACTCATTTAAGAGCTGAGGTTAAACCTTGGCTCTTATTTTTGTGTAAAGGAGAAAACTATGTTTGCCAGAGAAGCGACAAAAGCGGATATTCAGGCTGTTCGTGACCGTCTGCGGGAAGCAAAAGAACAACGTCAGCTTGATATTCAAATAAACCAGGCTATTGCACTGGTGAATCGTAATCACAGGAGGAAAAAATATGACACCGAACGATTATCAGCAGGCAGCTCTTCGCACAGCCCCAGGAGATTTACCGCCTGAGAAACTTCTGCTCAATGGCTTAATGGGACTGAACGGAGAAGCCGGCGAAGCAATTGATATTTTGAAAAAGCATCTGTTTCAGGGGCATGAGCTGGACACTGCACATATGGCTAAAGAGCTTGGAGATGTGGCTTGGTATCTCGCTGTAAGTGCAAACGCTATTGGGTATGACCTTGAAACCATCATGCAGATGAATGTGGATAAACTGAAAGCCAGGTATCCGGATGGTTTCGACGCTGAACACAGTCTGCATCGCAATCAGGATGATATTTAAGGAGGGTTTTCTATGAATGAACAATTCGGAGAAAAGGTAAAAGCTATTTTTGATAGTATTACCGTTCTTCAAGCAAAGGACAGCGACTTGAAACGAGATAACGCCAACATCAACGGTGACTCCCCTATGGGGGCTATGCTGCAATATGGTGCCAATACCGCCAAGGAGTACAATCTGGAGTATTTAATTAAACCTACAATTGCAGAACTTCACCGCGATGGATGGATTCATATACACGATCTTGACTTCTATGCATGGACGACGACCTGCACGCAGATTGAGCTTCGCAAGCTCTTCAAGAATGGATTCAATACCGGACACGGTCATCTGAGAGCACCAAAAAGCATCGGTTCGTATGCTGCTCTGGCTGCTATTGCCATTCAGTCGAATCAAAATGACCAGCATGGCGGACAGAGTGTCGTGGACTTCGATTATGCTATGGCCGAAGGTGTCCGTTACACCTATCAAAAATATCTGAAAGAAGGCTATGAGATTTGCGAACGCCTCAACGATCTGAAAGATAAAGCATGGATTCTCGACTATGCTATGGAAAAGACCACCCGTGATACCTATCAGGCTATGGAGGGGTTTATTCATAATCTGAATACCATGCATTCCCGCGCCGGCGCACAAGTTCCATTCAGCTCTATTAACTATGGCACAGATACATCTTGGGAAGGTCGTCTTGCTATTGAACAGCTTCTGCTTGCTACGGAAGCAGGACTCGGTCATGGCGAAACACCAATCTTCCCGATTCAGATTTTCCGTGTCAAAGAGGGTGTCAACTATAATCCGGACGATCCAAACTATGACTTGTTTAAGCTGGCAATTAAGGTAAGTGCCAAGAGACTGTTCCCAAATTTTGCTTTCATTGACGCTCCATTCAATCTCCAGTATTACAAACCCGGTCATCCTGAGACGGAGGTGGCTTACATGGGTTGCCGTACTCGTGTAATGGGTAATGTTTATGACTCGTCTCGTGAGATCGCTCCCGGTAGAGGCAATCTAAGCTTCACTTCTATCAACCTGCCTCGACTTGGCATTGAATCCAAAGGCGACTATCTCACTTTCTTCAAACTACTGGATAAAATGCTCGACGCTACGATGCAGCAGCTTCTCGACCGGTATAAAATTCAGGCTTCGAGAGTAGTTCGCAACTTCCCATTCCTTATGGGAGAAGGCGTCTGGATGGATTCTGACGGGCTTTCTCCTGATGACACGGTTGGAGAGGTCTTGAAGCATGGAACGCTATCTATCGGTTTCTGCGGGCTTGCAGAGTGTCTTGTAGCGCTTAATGGCAAGCATCACGGTGAAGATGAGTTCTCCCAGGAGCTTGGCTTGCGTATTGTCGGCTATATTCGTGACTATTGCAACCGTAAGAGCACAGAACTCAGTATGAATGTAACCTGTCTTGCTACTCCCGCTGAGAGTTTAGCTGGGCGGCTGCTTCGATCTGACAGAGAAAGATACGGAATTGTCAAAGGTGTTACCGACCGTGAATACTACACCAACAGCTTCCATGTTCCGGTATATTACCATCTCCCTGCACTTAAGAAAATCGATATTGAAGCTCCGTATCATGCTCTTACTAATGCCGGTCATATTTCCTATGTAGAACTGGACGGTGATCCGACCAAAAACCTTGTAGCTTTCGAACGAGTTGTAAGACACATGAAAGAAGCCGGCATCGGTTACGGAAGCATCAACCATCCTGTAGATCGAGATCCTGTCTGCGGTTATAACGGTATTATCAATGACACCTGTCCCTGCTGCGGACGGAGTGAAGCCGATGGAGTTCCGTTCGAACGCATTCGTCGCATCACTGGATATTTGGTCGGAACTCTTGATAAGTGGAATGACGCTAAGCGTGCGGAGGAGCGAGATCGTGTCAAACATGAAGTTGATTCGAATTTCGGGGATTGAATCGGAGTCTATTGTTGACGGGGAAGGAATCCGGTATGTGATATTTACACAGGGCTGTCCGCATCAGTGCCCCGGCTGCCACAATCCTCAAACTCACCCATTCGGTGGCGGAAAGCTCGTGTTGATCGAAGACATACTCGATGATATTTCAAAAAGAAAAGATTGGATAGACGGCATTACCATTTCCGGAGGCGAGCCGTTCTGTCAGATTTACCAGTGTGCTCTGATTGCCGAAAAAGCTCATGAAATGGGGCTTAGCGTTTGGTGCTACACTGGTTATCTTTTTGAAGACTTATACAGGCAAGGCATCGAGCTTCTAAAGTATATTGATGTGCTTGTTGACGGCCCGTTCGTACAGGCTGAAAAATCATTGGAGCTTGATTTCCGAGGAAGCCGCAATCAGCGAGTAATTGATATTCCGGAAAGCTTGAAAGAAGGCGTAGCAATCTTGAAACAAATTTAGAAGAAAGGAGTACCTGCATCATGGCGAACACCACTAATCCTCGACGAAATGCCGAAGGATATTCTGACCCGACCGCTTACGAAGCCCTCAAGAATATTGAGCGTGAAAAAGATGAAAGATTTCATAGACTGCTGCATACACTGTTTTACTTGTGTGAGTTGGCTGGCTTCGAGATCGAAGGTCGGATTATTCTGATTGATAAACGGAACGGACGGGTTTGGAGATGAGCGAAATGAGTCCGTACATACTTGAAAATCGAGTAAATTTTAGCCCGGTTTTGTTTGGTGGATTTGGGCAAAAGCCCACTTTTGAAAAAATTTTTGAGCGTGTACGGACAATTTTCTTGAAAAAAGCCCAGAAAAAGTGGGCAAAAGCCCGGTTTTGAAAACCAAAAGTGGGCAGAAAAATTCGGAGGCATTTTCTGAAAATGGCACTTTTTAGGCATTTTTTGCCCCAAAATGGTCGATTTGCGCCGATTTGAAAATTTTCTTGCGAAAAAAGCCCACTTTCCCACTTTTATTTCTTATTTAATTGTGATAAAAAGTTTTAATAAATATATAAATATGGCGAGAAAAGTGGGCATTTGGCCAAACGCCAAAATACATAGCACAAGTCGATGGAAATGTCAAGACTTTTTACCGAAAGTTCTTTCTTTTTCTTTCAGACTGTGCTATACTATAAGCGCCACACAATCTAATATGTTCAAGTCGTTTAGGGAAAACTGCTTTGGTAAAAAGTGTTTTCTCTCTTTACTCATTTCATTTGTCCCTTTGCGGCTTGATTGAGATTGTGTGGCAACAATGAGGGTTGACACTTTTTCAGTGCGTCTCTCGTTGTGGGGGCGCACTTTTTTAATGCCCTCGGAAAGGATGGGATAATGAGATGAGAAAGTTCTTGGCAGCGTGCATGGCGATTGTCATGATATTTACGATTGCAGGTTGCAGTTCAGAGGGGCATGAAGGTGAAGCTAAAACTCCGTCAGGTTCCAGTATTCAAAAAGGCAAGGATTATCAAAAAGTAGTTGACGAATTTGAAAGTAGTGGCTTCACAAACATCAAACTTGAAAAACTTGACGACCTTGTTACTGGTTGGCTTACAAAAGACGGTGAGGTTGAATCTGTTTCCGTGGATGGCGATACTGGATACTCTGCTGATGCTTGGTATCCGGCTGATGTCGAGGTCGTAATCACATATCACACATTCCCGGAAAAAGAAACTTCTAAAACAGATAGCGAATCCGTTTCAACTGAAGAGCCTGCCGTTGATATTTTGACAGTAGATAATTCTCCAGAATTGGCAGCAATGCTTTCTCTTAAAGCAGATATGGATCAATCGTATGCCGATTTTGCAGAGGTTCATAAGAATCAGGTTATTGAGTTTGATGGCTGTATTACCTATCTTACAAACCACGATAATTACGACACCCGATATGATTTGCTAATCAGTGCGGGAGACTATGTGGATGAAAATACTGCAAACCCTGGCCCAACTTTTAAGTTTAAGGATGTTGGGGTATATGATTTAGGAGACGGACTTACGCTTGCTGATTATATCAAAGTCGGCAGCAATGTAAGAGTACAGGCTAAAGTGCGGAGCTACAATTCTGATACCGGTCTCTTTGAACTTGATCCAGTAAGTGTAGAAGCTCGATAACAAACAACTTTATATTTGACCGAGATGCTTAAACGGTGTCTCGGTCTTTTTTTATGTCTTTTTCCGCCGCGCGAAAAATACATTCCCTTTTATGAAGAGAGGAGTAAAAAAGCTATTTTTAAGAATAGACATTCTCTTTTCAGTTTTGAAAAACTACATGAAAGGAGGCTCATTTGCTAATGCTCGAAAGTCAATTTCAAGCGAAGCTCATTAAGGAGCTCAAAAAACTATTTCCAGGTTGCATCGTGATGAAAAGCGACTCTGGATATTTGCAAGGCATTCCCGATCTGCTTATTTTGTTCAATGACAAATGGGCTGCTCTGGAATGTAAACAACACGCTGGTGCAAAAAAGCAACCAAACCAAGAATATTATGTGGGCAAAATGGATGAGATGTCTTTCTCCAGATTCATTTGTCCCGAGAACAAGGAGGAAGTGCTGCATGATCTTCAACAATCATTCCAATCTTGAAGGGCAACACGCTTTTCTTGGTGCCAGCAAGTATCATTGGATTAACTATGATGAAACAAAAGTAGCCGATGCTTATTCAAAGTATTTGGCCACACAGCGAGGAACCGTTCTACATGACTTTGCATGTCAATGTATCACTTTGGGGCAAAAACTCCCCAAGTCACAGAAAACATTGAACATGTATGTCAATGACGCAATTAGTTTTCGTATGGTGCCTGAACAGATTCTGTTCTATTCAGAAAATTGCTTTGGCACAGCTGATACGATTGTGTTTCGGAATGGTACGCTTCGTATTCACGATTTGAAGACCGGTGTCGTGCCGGCGCACATGGAGCAGCTTGAAATATACGCTGCTCTTTTTTGTTTGGAATACAAGGTGAAACCATCGGAAATCGAGATGGAACTTCGTCTGTATCAGAACAATGAAATTCTATATCACACGCCTACTGCCGAAGATATTGTTCCAATCATGGATAAAATTATTACCTTCGACAAGGTTATTAGAAAAATCAGAGAACAGGAGGGTTAAACCATGAGTCTCACGGATGATATTTTAATGCATTACGGTATGCCCAGAAGGTCTGGTCGTTATCCTTGGGGTTCGGGTGATAACCCTTATCAGCACAGTGGTGATTTTCTCTCTCGTGTGGAAGAACTGAAAAAGTCTAATTTCACCTTTACCGATAAAGATGGAAAAACTTACACAGGAGAAGTGGCCATTGCAAAATCTATGGGCTTGAGTACAACCCAATTTCGTACCCAGATGAGCCTTGCAAAGGACGAACGCCGTTCTGCTGATGTCGCTACGGCTAAGGCTCTTCGTGCTAAGGGTTATAGTTTGAATGAAATCGCTGACAAGATGGGCTTTGCTAACGATTCTTCGGTTCGCTCGCTTTTGAATGAGAGTTCCGAAGCTCGTATGAATCAGGCAAAGCAGACCGCTGAATTTCTGAAAAAACAGATTTCGGAAAAAGGCATGATCGATGTCGGAACCGGAGTCGAAAGAGAGCTTGGTATTTCGAAAGAGAAAATGAACCAGGCTCTTTATATTTTGGAAATGGAAGGCTATCCCATCTATGGCGGCGGTGTCCCTCAGGTAACAAACCCGGGTAAGCAAACAAACATCAAGGTTCTCTGCCCTCCAGGAACAGAGCATAAAGAGATTTATAATTTTGAGAATGTTCATTCTGTCAGAGACTATGTGTCTCATGATGACGGCGAGACTTTCGATAAGTTCGTCTATCCAAAAAGCATGGATTCAAGTCGCTTGAAAATCCGTTATGCAGAAGACGGCGGAATTCAGAAAGATGGTGTCATTGAAATTCGTCGTGGTGTAGATGACTTGTCTCTTGGTGATTCCCATTATGCTCAGGTTCGCATTCTGGTGGACGGCAATAGATATTTGAAAGGAATGGCTGTCTATTCTGACGATCTTCCTGATGGCGTGGATGTAATGTTCAACACCAATAAGAAAAAAGGCACCCCGACATCGGATGTTCTAAAGAAGGTCAAGGATGACCCTGACAATCCGTTTGGTTCACTTATCAAAGCCGGTGGGCAGAGCTATTACATCGATGCTGATGGCAAACGACAGCTTTCCCTTATCAATAAGCGTGCTGAAGAGGGCGACTGGGGTGAATGGGCGGATAAACTCCCCTCCCAGTTTCTTTCTAAGCAGAGTTTGAGTCTGGTCAATAAACAGCTGAACTTGGCGGCATCTGATAAAATGGCTGAATTTGATGAAATCTGTTCACTGACAAATCCGACGGTCAAAAAATCATTACTGAAATCCTTTGCGGATGATTGTGACTCTGCTGCTGTGCACCTTCAGGCAGCTGCTCTTCCTCGTCAGAAATATCAGGTGATTCTACCTATCACTTCGATGAAAGACAATGAAGTGTATGCTCCGAATTATAAGAATGGTGAAACAGTAGCTCTGGTTCGTTATCCGCATGGCGGAACTTTTGAGATTCCTATCTTGACAGTGAATAACAAGCAGGCAGAGGCTCGCCGAATCCTTGGTAACACCCCTAAAGATGCCATCGGTATTAACAGTAAGGTTGCAGAACGGCTTTCAGGTGCTGACTTTGATGGTGATACTGTCATGGTCATCCCCTGTAACTCTGGTAAAAGCAAGGTCAAGATTACTTCCACTCCTCCTCTGAAGGGGCTTGAAGGATTTGACCCAAAATTGGAGTATGGCGGAAAACCTGCTGGCACTTTCAAGCCTATGAAGAACACACAGAAAGAGATGGGTGTCATTTCTAATCTGATTACCGACATGACTTTGAAGGGAGCTACGCAGGATGAGCTTGCAAGAGCAGTTCGTCATAGCATGGTAGTTATTGATGCCGAAAAACACAAGCTGGACTACAAGCAAAGTGAGATCGACAATGGCATCAGCTCTTTGAAAAAGAAGTATCAGGGTACAGTTGATGAGGATGGAAGATACCATGAGGGTGCTTCGACTCTGATTTCCCGTGCTAAGTCTGAGACTTCCATTATCAAGAGGCAAGGTAGCCCAAAAATCGACGAAAAGACAGGCGAATACATATGGAAAGATGTGGATGATCCTGTTTATGTCGATAAGCGAACTGGCAAGGTCAAAGAGCGTACTCAGCCCAGCACTAAGATGGCTGAGGCAAAGGATGCCTATACCCTGGTATCTGAAGCTGATACCCCCGTGGAGCGTGCTTATGCTAACTACGCTAACAAGATGAAAGCCCTGGGCAACCAGGCTCGTCTTGAGATCCTCTCCACCGGAAAAGTACCCTACTCCGCCACTGCAAAAGAGACCTATCAAGCTGAGGTCGATTCTCTGAATGCTAAGCTCAATGTAGCTCTGAAGAATGCACCCAGAGAAAGGCAGGCTCAGACTATGGCTAATGCGGTAGTGGCTGCTAAAAAGCAGGACAATCCGGATATGACAAAGGGCGAGCTCAAGAAAGCAAGCCAGCAGGCGCTTACTCAGGCTCGTGCCTCTGTTGGTGCAAAGCGAGAGACCATCAAGATTACAGACCGTGAATGGGAAGCAATTCAAGCTGGCGCTATTAGCGAGAATAAGCTTACCCAAATCATCGACAATGTGGACATTGATAGTCTTAGACAGCGTGCAACACCGAGAGCGACAACAACTCTCAGCACTGCAAAGCAGAATAAGATCGCTTCGATGAATGCTTCTGGCTACAGCACATCGGAAATTGCTGAAGCTCTTGGTATTTCAACAAGCACAGTGTCTAATTACTTGAATTGAAAGGAGTGACTGGTATGAATGGTTCTTGTGCCCTTACCACATTTGACAACCCTTATAATCCATTTGAACAGTTCTCCGATTGGTTCCTGTTTGATGTAGAAAAGGGTTACAACACTTGCGCTTATCTCGATCGAATTGCTCACACTTCTGACCAATTCTCTGAAGAAGAGAACAATCAAGAGATTGAAAGAGCAATTGACGAGATCATTCGTTACGACTTCATGAACATTTACAAGAAAGTTAAGAGAACGAAAACAACAAAAGCAGACAAGGCTTGAACTATAGGTTGAGGTCTAATGCTCTTTGAATAAAGTTTTTGTTTTCTTCTCTGAAAACATTTGAACTTGAAGTCAATACAAACAAATAACCACTTGATCTGCACTGCCGCCACAGGGCTTAAAGACATGGGGAGGGGGTCTCCAAAATCGCACCCCCTACCTCATCGCGGCGGTCTTAAAAAAATCTCCGGAGGGATATTTTGGGAATGGGGTTTACCCCACGGGTGCAGTATTTGAACGAGCTTACAGGGTTGAGACATTTTCCATAAAGTGTGAACATCTCCTTTCATGTTTCTTTTCTCCTTTCGGTGATTGGTGGAAATTCAGCTCTGTAAGTTCTTTCAAATACTGCACCTATTCTCACCTAAAAGAGCATCGGTTCAGATAAAAAGTGCAGTACAAGTATGCGGATATGGCGGAACTGGCAGACGCAATAGACTCAGAATTTATTGGAGGTTATCTCCGTGCAGGTTCAACTCCTGTTATCCGCACCAAATTTTTTAAGAGAGGAGGCAGTGCCAATGCCAAAAGGTAAAGCTGCAAGCTCTTCCGACTCAAACAGCCCATTGAGACCACCGACATCTCTCGAAGCGCAAGAGAACTTAATGATTTCTTTGGCGGTTCAATGTGCTGAAAAGCAGCTCAGAGACGGAACTGCTTCTTCTCAGGTCATAACACATTATTTGAAGCTCGGTTCCAGTAAGGAACGAATTGAAAAGGAGATTCTGGAGAAGCAGAAAGAGCTTATCGAAGCGAAGACCAAGAATCTAAATTCCAACAGTGAAGCCAAGGAGTTGTACAACAAGGCTCTCGAAGCGTTTAGGAGATATTCCGGTGCAGGCGGTGAAGACGATGAGTATTAAAACCTATTCGGAGTTAATTACATTGCCGACATTTGAAGAACGATTTCTCTACTTAAAGCTTGATGGTTCCGTTGGAAAAGAAACTTTTGGTTTTAAGCGATGGTTGAACCAAGAGTTTTATCATTCGGATCAATGGCTGCAATTCCGAGATGAAATTATCATTCGGGATGAAGGTTGTGATCTTGGTATGTCGGGTTATGAAATCTTTGGTTCCGTATTGATCCATCATCTGAATCCGATTACTTATGAAGATATCTTAAATCGGAGCCCCTGCGTTTTCGATCCGGAGAATGCAGTTTGCACCAAGTTGAATACACACAATGCGATTCACTATGGTGATGAAAGCTTACTGGTTCTTCCACCTGTTCAACGCACACAAAATGATACCTGTCCCTGGCGAAAATAATGAAAGGAGAAAATTTCAATGACTAAGGAAATCTATGAAAACTCTGTTCTTGAGGAATCGACCGATAACATCGAGGAGCAGGAAGCAGGGTTTTGCGAAGATGCAGCTCGGAATGTGATCGGTGTCGTCACTGATTGCCTGAAGCTGAACATTCATGAAAGGCCATCTAAGGATTCCAGAGTAGTAACCGTTGTGACCTGTCTTGACGAATTGGAAATTGACATGGGCGATTCCAATGATGACTGGTACGCTGTCTGCACTGCTGCCGGCATCGAAGGATTCTGTATGAAGAAATTTGTAGCCGTCAGGCAGTAAGGAGAACGCGATATGGATAGTATACTGACATCGATTAAAAAGCTGCTCGGAATTGCTGAAGAGTATGAGCACTTTGACCCGGACATCGTAATGTACATCAATTCGGCATTCTCGGTCTTGACGCAGCTCGGTGTCGGTCCTGAAGAAGGATTCCGTATCGAAGATGCAAGTAAGACCTGGTCTGAATTCTTGTATGATGATCCTCGTCTTGAATTTGTAAAAACTTTTATCTACCTGAAGGTAAAACTGACATTTGATCCGCCTTTAAGCTCAGCCGTCATGGAAGCAATCAACCGACAGATCAGCGAGCTCGAATGGCGAATCAATGTAACAGTTGATCCGGATTAAATGTGAGAGGAGGATTTCAAAATGGACAATACAGCACTTACCCATCACGGCATTCTCGGTCAGAAATGGGGCGTTCGCCGTTTCCAGAACAAAGACGGTACTCGCACCACGGCTGGAAAGAAAAGAGAAAGCTCTTCTAAATCTGATGCTCCTGCTCATGAGGATTATACTAAAGCCCATAACAGTAAGAGCGTTAAATCTATGAGTGATGCAGAGCTTCGCAATCGGCTGAACCGACTTCAGATGGAGAAACAGTACAGTCAGCTGTCTTCGACTGATGTAAATCGTGGAAAGGAATATGTATCGAAAACACTGAAAGTTGCCGGTACAATTGCAACTGCTACTTCGACTGCTCTGACCATTTACAATAACTATGGCAAGATCAAAGAAATTGTAAACGGTATGGCTAAGAAGGCCGGATAAGGAGGTACTCATGGCATTATCAAACACTGCCGTTCCCAAGTATTATGGTATGTTTCGTGATGCCGTGATTCGAGGGGAAATTCCGGTTTGCAAAGAGATCTCTATGGAGATGAATCGCATTGACGATCTTATTGCTAATCCGGGTGTGTACTATGACGACCAAGCTGTTGAGGGATGGATCGCTTATTGCGAGTCCGAACTCACTCTAACAGATGGGTCAGATCTTAGCCTTTTGGACAGTTTCAAACTATGGGGTGAACAGATCTTTGGTTGGTACTACTTCGTCGAACGAAGTGTTTATCAGCCGAATCCCGATGGTCATGGCGGGCATTATGTTCGTAAGAATGTAAAAAAGCGGTTAATCAACAAGCAGTATTTGATCGTTGCGCGAGGTGCCGCAAAATCAATGTATGGCTCGACTCTGCAAGGTTACTTCCTGAATGTTGATACATCTACCACTCATCAGATCACGACCGCACCTACAATGAAGCAAGCTGAGGAAGTCATGTCCCCTCTTCGTACCGCTATCACCCGTTCGAGAGGACCGCTGTTTCAGTTCCTGACAGAAGGCTCTTTACAAAACACAACTGGTTCCAAAGCGAATCGCACAAAGTTAGCCTCTACAAAAAAGGGCGTTGAAAACTTCCTGACTGGTTCGCTTCTTGAGGTCAGACCTATGAGCATCAATAAGCTTCAGGGTCTACAGATCAAGGTCGCGACTGTTGATGAGTGGCTTTCCGGTGACATTCGAGAGGATGTTATCGGTGCCATTGAGCAGGGTGCATCCAAGGTGAATGACTACATCATCGTTGCAATCAGCTCGGAAGGTACAGTTCGTAATGGAAGTGGCGACACCATCAAAATGGAGTTGATGGACATCCTTAAGGGCGACTACATCAATCCCCATGTTTCGATATGGTGGTACAAACTTGATTCCATTGACGAAGTCGGAGATCCGGAAATGTGGCTCAAGGCTAATCCGAATCTCGGAAAAACCGTAAGCTATGAAACTTATCAACTTGATGTTGAAAGAGCTGAAAAAGCTCCAGCTGCCCGAAACGATATTCTTGCAAAGAGATTTGGGCTGCCTATGGAGGGCTACACCTATTACTTCACTTATGAAGAAACCCTTCCGCATCGAAAGAGGGATTTCTGGCAGATGCCTTGCTCCCTCGGTGCAGACTTGTCGCAGGGCGATGACTTCTGTGCCTTTACATTTCTATTTCCATTGCCAAACGGTTCCTTTGGCGTTAAGACGAGAAACTACATCACCTCTACAACTTTAATGAAGCTGCCAGCTGCTATGAGGATCAAGTACGATCAATTCATGGCTGAGGGCAGTTTAATTGTTTTAGAGGGCGCCGTACTTAACATGATGGATGTGTATGAAGATTTAGACAATCACATTCAGGAGTGCGGATACGATGTTCGTTGTCTTGGATTTGACCCTTATAATGCGAAAGAATTCGTAGCGAGATGGGAATCAGAAAACGGTCCGTTTGGAATTGAGAAAGTCATCCAGGGCGCTAAAACCGAGTCGGTTCCACTCGGAGAACTGAAGAAGCTTTCTGAAGAAAGAATGCTTATCTTCGACGAGGACCTTATGACCTTTGCTATGGGTAACTGTATTACACTTGAAGATACAAACGGAAACCGGAAACTTTTGAAAAAGCGGTATGAGCAGAAAATCGATGCTGTTGCAGCAATGATGGATGCCTATATTGCTTATAAACTTAATCGAGATGCATTTGAATAAGGAGGTGGTCAAGTTGGATGAGATGTATCATCACGGCATTCTCGGTCAGAAATGGGGCGTTCGCCGTTTTCAAAACAAAGACGGAACTTTGACCACAGCCGGTCAAAAGCGTTTGGAAAAGAAAGATGCAAAGTGGGCTCATAAAAACCATGACAAAATCGTATCCAAAGCCCGCAAAGATGTTTCCAAAGAACTCGATCAGTACGCCAATCAACTATTAAAAAATCCTTCTTCCATGACATCGAAAGGTAAAATCAGCTCCTCGGCTATCAATTCCTATAACCGGAAAATGGCTGAGTTGATGAATGAGTCCGTTAAAAATGTTACCGCACCTTCAGGGCGTGTCGTTCAATTCGTTGCGAAACGAGGCGAAGTCGGTGTACATATGGCTCTGGCTGACAGAGGCTATGATATGCAACAGCTTAAGAATGGTATCTGGGCTTCCGGTCGAGTTGCCTATAAGAAGAAAAATGTTGATATGGTTTAAGGAGGTGATGATTCAAAATGGAGATGTCTTTTGGTTCCAGACTAAAACATGCTTGGAATGCATTTACCGGTAATATTCAAATGAACTACCGGGACTTAGGTATGAGTTACTCATATCGAGCTGACAGACCAAGAATGTCCAGAGGCAACGAAAGGTCAATCGTTACATCGGTGTATAACCGAATTGCACTTGATGTTGCAGCACTGAATGTTCAGCATGTCCGTCTGGATGAAAATGGGCGTTTTCTTTCGGTCATCGATGACGGATTGAATAATTGCCTCACTCTGGAAGCTAATGTCGATCAGACAGCACGTTCGTTCATTCAAGATGTAGTTATTTCTATGTTTGATGAAGGAAGCGTAGCAATCGTTCCGGTCGATACAACGACTGACCCGAATGTGTCCGGTTCGTATGACATTCAGTCTTTGCGTGTCGGACAGATTTTGGATTGGTATCCGCAATATATTCGTACTCGTGTGTACAACGAACAGACGGGCAGAAAAGAAGATATTGTAGTGCCAAAAAGTGCAGTGGCTATCATTGAGAATCCGCTGTACGCAGTTATCAATGAACCGAACTCAACTATGCAGCGGCTCATTCGTAAACTTAACCTACTTGATGTCATTGATGAACAAAGTGGATCTGGAAAACTCGATTTGATTATTCAGCTCCCCTATGTTATCAAGACTGAAGCAAGGCGTCAACAGGCCGAAAATCGGCGTAAAGATATAGAAAGTCAGTTGTCGGGTTCTAAGTATGGTATTGCTTATACCGATGGTACCGAGCATATCACACAGTTGAATCGTTCCGTGAACAACAACCTGATGTCCCAGATTGAATACTTGACGAGTATGCTATACAGCCAGTTGGGAATCACTCAGAGCATTTTGGATGGAACAGCGGACGAGAAGACAATGCTGAACTACAACAACCGGACAATCGAGCCGATCATTTCCGCTATTGTTGATGAGATGAAACGAAAGTTTCTGACCAAAACTGCCCGATCACAACGACAGTCGATTTCGTTCTTCAGAGATCCGTTTAAGTTGGTTCCTGTTAATGAAATCGCTGAAATTGCTGACAAATTCACGAGAAATGAAATCATGACTTCGAATGAAATTCGTCAGGTCGTTGGTATGAAACCTTCTGATGACCCAAGAGCAGACGAACTCAGGAATAAGAATCTGAGTGAACCGTCCGGCTCCGATCAGCAGTCGGAAGAAGCACCAATCACCACAGACAATTCAGTTGAAGAGTCAGCAAGTGATTTGGACGACAAAATCTCTAAGCAAAAATCGAAAAAGTAAGGAGGAAATTCAAAATGAGTAGACCTTTTTCGGTTGAGGCTTGTGATTTCAGCGGCTGGGCAACCCGAAATGACCTTAAGTGTTCCGATGGGCGAGTAATTCGTCGGGACGCCTTTAAGAATAACGACGGTATTAAAGTCCCGCTGGTCTGGAATCATCAGCACAACAGTCCTCGTGATGTTCTCGGTCATGCATGGCTTGAGAACCGTGAGGAAGGTGTTTACACCTATGGCTTCCTCAATGACACCGCTGACGGTGAAATTGCGAAAGTCCTTATCAAGCATGGTGACATTTGCGCTCTGTCCATTTATGCCAATCAACTTCAGCAGGCTGGTCCTGATGTACTGCATGGTTGTATTTGTGAGGTGAGTCTTGTGCATAAGGGTGCTAATCCTGGTGCATTTATTGACTCTATGCTGAAGCATGGTGAAATGTCCGATGATGAAGCTATCATCTATACCGGAATGCCTCTTTGCCTTTCCCATTCTGCCGAGTCTAAGGATGAGCAGAAAGAGGAGGAAAAGAAGGAAAATACCAAAGAGGACAAGCCTGCCGAAAGCAAGGAAGAGAAGAAGGACGATGAAGAGACGGTTGCTGATGTAATCGACTCTATGTCCGAAAAGCAGCAGAACGTCATGTATGCATTTATTGCACAGGCTCTCGAAGGTGAACCCGAAAAGGAATCCAAAGATGATTCCGATAACAAATCTGAATCCAATAAGGAGGATAACACAATGAAACATAATGTCTTTGACAACGATCAGCAGAAGAAGACCGAGGTTCTGTCTCACGCTGACCAGGCAAGCATCATTTCCATGGCTAAGTCCAACAGCGTCGGCAGTCTTCGTACTGCTATGGATATCTATGTGGAGCAGAATCCTGACAGCGTTCTGGCTCACGGCATCGATGGTATCGAAACTCTGTTTCCTGAGTACAAAGATGTCCGTCCCGGTGCTCCTGAACTGCTCACTACTGACCAGGGTTGGGTAAACGAGGTTCTGAAGAAGGTTCATAAGAGCCCTATCTCCCGTATCCGTACCCGTCAGGCTGACCTGCGTAACATTGAGGCTCTTCGTGCCAAGGGTTACAAGAAGGGCACTCAGAAGGGTTATGTCGGCAACATCCAGCTGCTCCACAGAACTACCGATCCTCAGACCGTGTATGTGAAGAGCAAGCTTGACCGTGACGACATCATCGATATTCAGGACTTTGATGTGGTGCAGTACCTGTACGGCATCGACCGTATGAATCTGAACGAGGAGCTGGCAACGGCTATCATGATCGGCGATGGTCGTGAGGTTGGTGCTGACGGTAAGATTGCTGAGGATAAGATCCGCCCGATCTGGCTGGATGACGAGCTGTACACCATTCATGCTGATGTCGACATTGCCGGCATGAAGAGCACGCTTCAGGGCACCAACACTTCCGCTAATTTCGGCGAGAATTACATTTATGCAGAAGCCGTGATCCAGTCTCTGTTGTACGCTCGTGAGAAGTATAAGGGCTCTGGCACTCCCGACTTCTACTGCACGCCTCATCTGGTCAATGTCATGCTGCTTGCCCGTGACCTGAATGGTCGTCGCATCTATGACAAGGTCAGTGATCTGGCTGCGGCTCTGAATGTCGGTCAGATCATTACGGCGGAGCAGTTCGAGGGTAAGACTCGTACTACTACGGACAGCAAGACCAAGAAGCTTCTGGGTCTTATGGTCAACCTGGCTGACTATTCTCTGGGCGCTACCAAGGGCGGTGAAATCACTCACTTCACTGATTTCGACATCGACTTCAACCAGGAGAAGAGCCTGCTGGAGACTCGTTGCTCCGGTGCTAACACTCGTGTTATGTCCGCTATTGCTCTGGAAGAGGATGTCACTGACCGCCCTTAACGAGTCTCACGGTTGAACCTGCGGACGGTGAGACGGAATTGCTCGGTAAAACCGCAGCAGATTTGCAGGAGAATGTTGCAATCTCCGGTAGAGAAATTACCGGTACGCTGAAGCTGGTCACCGATTACACGGGATTCAGCAGTGCGACCGATGAGCAGAGTGGTAACTATCTCGCTCTGCATGTAACTCAGGAACCGGAAGATGCAACGGTTACAGTGGAACTGATTGGCGGTAAGAATGGAGCAGTCGAACTGGACGACGATGGTTTGATTGTGCTGAAGATCGCCGATACGGCAAAGCAGTCGGTAAAGGTTACTGCCACCAATGGTGAAGATACCGCCACAAAGACTTATAGTCTTAAGGGACTGACCTTGGCGACTGAGTAAGGAGTGAAAATTCAAAATGGCTAAATTTTATGGCTACGCTGTAACAGAAGAGACTAAGCCGGGCGTTTGGACAGAGAAAATCATCGAGCGTATGTACTATGGTGATTTAACTCGTAACACTCGTAGGCTTCAGTCTGCGGAACAACTCAACGACAACATCAATGTTGCGAATGAGATCAGTATCGTAGCCGATCCATTTGCCAATGAGAATTTTCATTCGATGAGGTATGTTGAGTTTATGGGTGCTAAATGGAAGGTGACAAGCGTTGAAGTTCAGTACCCAAGACTTATACTGACTATGGGAGGTGTATACAATGGCGAGCAGGCTTAATCTGCAAACTTTCCTGGAAGAAATCCTTGAAAGCAGAAATGTGTATTTTCAACCTCCTGAGTCGGTAAAAATGAAATACCCCGCTATCGTTTATGCACTTGATGATATCGAAAATGTGCACGCCGATAACGGGGTTTATTCATCTCACAGGCACTATTCAGTCACTGTTATTGACTCTGACCCGGATAGTGAGCTTGTCGGTAAGATGGTTTCTATACCTACCTGCCGATTTGAACGATATTATGCAAGCGAGAATCTGAATCACTGGAATTTCTCGCTCTATTTCTGATAAGGAGGAATATCTTTATGTCCAAAATCATTTGGGATAAAACTGGCGAGCGCCTGTACGAAACCGGCTGTGACCATGGCGTTCTCTATCCGATGCAGACCGGCGGCGTTTATAACAAGGGCGTCGCATGGAATGGTCTGACTGCCGTTACCGAGAGTCCTTCCGGGGCCGAGGCTTCCCCGATTTACGCTGACAACATCAAGTATGTCAACCTGGTTTCAAACGAGGAATTCGGTGCTACCGTCGAGGCGTATATGTATCCTGACGAGTTTGCCGAGTGTGATGGTTCCGTTGAGATCATGCCCGGTATGTACGCCGGTCAGCAGTCCCGTAAGACTTTCGGCCTGGCATATCGTACCATTCTGGGTAATGATACCGATCTGAACGATTACGGTTATAAGCTGCATCTGGTTTATGGCTGCCTGGCAGCACCTTCTGAAAAGGGTTACAGCACAGTCAACGACAGTCCTGAGGCGGCTACTCTGTCCTGGGAGATCAGCACCACACCGGTCTCTATCAACAAGCTGGTCAACGGTAAGAAGTTGAAGCCGACAGCCACGCTGACCTTTGACTCCACTAAGTTTAGTGCCGAGTTCATGACTAAGCTGGAAGAGATCCTGTACGGTAAGGACCCGACCACCGATGGCGGTAACGATGGTGTCGAGCCTCGTCTGCCTCTGCCTGATGAGATCATTAAACTGTTCGATGAGACTCAGAATCCGCAGGGTTAATCTGTAAAAATTATGGAGCCGTATTCAGGTAAGCTGGCGGCTCCTACTTTTTTTAATTTGAAAGGAGAAAAATTTCAATGACTAAGGAAACTATCACTTATACCGATCTGAATGGCATTCAGAGAACTGAAGATTTTTACTTCGATCTGTCCAAGCCTGAAATCGTAAAAATGCAGGCGAGCGCAAAGGGTGGCTACGATGTCCAGCTTAAGAGTATCGCTGCCAGTCCGAATGGGGCGCTTATTATGGAGTTCTTCGAGAACTTTATTAAGACCGCCTATGGCGAGAAGAGCGATGATGGCAGACGCTTCATGAAGTCTGAGGAAATTTCCAGAGGCTTTATGGAAACTCCCGCTTATGAGGTCCTGTTTGAGAAGCTTGTCACCGATGCCGGCGCTGCATCCGAATTTGTCAACCGTGTGATGCGTGCCAACGGCAATAAGCAGGCTGCGCCCATCGCATCTAATTAAAGAAAGCTCGGAGGGCTAAGGAATGCTGAAAATTACTGTGCCGGCTGCCGAGTTTTGGGATGAAATTCATGAAGAATTTGTCTACAAGAAAGAGCAGGCTTTGCAGTTGGAGCATTCCTTAGTCTCTCTTTCAAAATGGGAAAGCAAATGGAATAAGGCATTTCTCGGAAAACAAGAAAAAACCGATCAGGAAATTCTTGATTATGTACGATGTATGACCTTAACCCAGAATGTCGATCCCGAAGTATATACTCGGCTGTCTGCTGAAAACTACGCCGCCATCAATGCGTACATCGAAGCACCTATGACTGCTACTTGCCTTATCGAGGACAAGCAGACAAGAGGTAATAAAGAAACGGTTACATCTGAGCTTATTTACTACTGGATGATTTCCTATAACATCCCTGTGGAGTTTCAAAAATGGCATTTGAACAGACTGCTGACCCTCATACGGGTATGTAATGTCAAGAACTCTCCGCCTAAGCGAAGAAGTAAGCGTGAAATGTGGAATCGGAACGCAGCTATCAACGCTGCCAATCGAAAACGCTTTGGCTCTAAGGGGTGATTGAATGAACAGACGATGCCGAAAATGCATGTTAAGGCGAGTTTGCCATAAAAAGCAGCCTTACAATAACTGGCTTAAAACTTTTACCAAAAAAGCAGTAGCAATCATTCTGGTGGTTTCTCTGGTTGATTTGCAACTGTCTTATGTGCTTGCATTTATGGGGCAAGTACAAATTGCGGAATCGCTTTCCAGCACAATAGCGTCGACCGTTGTCGGGGTTATGCTTGGCTACTTCTTCAAAGCCCTTTTCGAAACATTCTTCGAAAGGCGTGAAGAACGGCTCAAGCAGGAAAGTGAACCGGAAGAAAATACGAATTATGAGGAGGTTTAGTTATGCCTATCAGTTTTTTGACTACAGCACTGTTGATCGTATCCGTTATCACGAATCTGACAGTGGAGGGTATTAAGAAGCTGCTTGATGGAACGAAGGTCAAGTATTCTTCTAATGTTCTTGCGGCAGTTCTGTCAGTCCTGATCGCCTGTGCTGTTAGCGTGATTTACCTTATCATGACTGACACGGTCTTTACTATGAAGATTGGGGTTGAGATCGTCGTTCTGATGTATCTGGGCTTCCTGATCTCTACGGTTGGTTATGACAAGGTTATTCAGATGCTGAAACAGATTCAGAGCGTGAAGGAGGAAACGAAAAATGAGTAACAGCCCTTTGGTATCTTATACCAAGTTAAGTCCTAATCATTCCGGACAGAGAACCCATGCTGTTGACCGTATCACGCCTCATTGTGTAGTCGGTCAGTGCTCGGTGGAAACCCTTGGCAATATTTTTGCTCCGACTTCCAGACAGGCTTCCTGTCAGTATGGTATCGGCGTAGATGGTCGAGTAGGTATGTATGTGGAAGAGAAGAACCGTTCATGGTGTTCTTCCTCTAATGCAAACGACCAGCGTGCGATAACGATCGAGTGTGCCAGCGATGCTACACATCCTTACGCATTCAACGACACTGTATATGCAAAACTGATCGAGCTTTGCACAGACATTTGCAAGCGTTACGGGAAAACCAAGCTGCTCTGGTTCGGTGATAAAACAAAGACTCTGAACTATGAGCCAGCTTCCAATGAAATGGTTCTGACCGTACATCGTTGGTTTGCCAACAAGAGTTGCCCTGGTGACTGGATGTATGCTCGAATGGGCGATCTTGCGTCCAAAGTTACGGCTAAGCTTGGAGGCTCTGCTGGCGGAACTGAGAAGCCTGTCGATAATCAGGTGCTTTATCGGGTGCAGACAGGAGCTTTCAGCAACAAGGCGAACGCAGATGCAATGCTTCAGAAGGTGAAAGCCGCCGGTTTCGATACCTACATGGTTAAGGTCGATAACCTTTACAAGATTCAGGTCGGCGCATTCAGTAAGAAAGCAAATGCTGACGCTATGGCTGCAAAGCTGAAAGCTGCTGGTTTTGACACCTATATAACAACCAAAAGCGGGACGGCAGTCTCTGCATCTTCTGCAAAGAAAAGCACTGACCAGATTGCCCGTGAAGTAATTCAGGGTCTGTGGGGTAATGGTGCGGACAGGACTAATCGTCTGAAGGCAGCTGGTTATGATCCTTCCGTAATACAGAATCGGGTTAATCAGCTTCTTAAATAAGGAGGTCCGTGAATGATAAGGTTCAGTCACAAGGGAGACTTCTCTAAGGTTACACGCTTTTTGGAGAGGGCAAAAGAAGTGGTCCGTCTCGGAGACCTCGACAAGTATGGCCGAGAAGGGGTCGCTGCTCTTGCGTCTGCAACGCCTGTCGATTCCGGTTTGACCGCCAGTTCATGGTATTACGAAATCGTAAACCGAAATGGATCTGCAAAGATCACCTTTTACAACTCAAATATTCAAAATGGGGTTCCAATTGCGATCATTCTGCAATATGGGCATGGAACCCGTAACGGAGGCTGGGTACAGGGTCGAGACTACATCAATCCTGCTATCCAGCCTATTTTTGACAAAATCGCAAACGAAGCATGGAAGGAGGTTACGAAGCTATGAGTAAAACCATCGACGAAAGAGTCGTAGAAATGCGGTTTGACAATAAGCAGTTTGAGAGCAATGTTCAAACCAGTTTGTCCACCATTGAAAAATTAAAGAAAAGTTTGGATATGGACGGCGCTACAAAAGGTCTTGAAAGCATTGACAGTGCTGCTAAGAAAGTCGATATGTCGGGGCTTGGCTCTGCGGTTGAAACAGTAAAGACTCGATTCTCGGCATTGGAAGTCATGGCTGTAACCGCCCTTGCAAACATCACCAACTCGGTTGTAAACACCGGTAAACAGATGCTCCATTCCTTGACGATTGAACCTATCAGTCAGGGTTTTGAGGAATACGAGCTGAAGATGGGGTCAATTCAGACCATCATGATGAGCACCGGCGCCTCTCTTGAAGAAGTTAATAAGTATCTTCAGGAATTGAACACTTACTCGGATAAGACCATTTACTCCTTCCAGGATATGACTTCTAACATCGGTAAATTTACCAATGCTGGTGTCGGTCTTGAGGATGCAGTAATGGCTATTCAGGGTGTGTCGAATGTTGCCGCTGTGTCCGGTGCCAATGCAAATGAGGCATCTCGTGCCATGTATAACTTTGCGCAGGCACTGTCTGCCGGTTATGTTAAGCTGATCGACTGGAAATCAATTGAGAATGCTAATATGGCGACCGTTGAATTCAAGACTCAGCTTCTTGAGTCGGCTGTTGCCTGTGGCACCTTGACTAAAACTGCCGACGGCATGTATAAAACGGTTAAGGGTAATGTCATCGATGCTACACATGGCTTCAATGATTCTTTGCAGGATCAGTGGATGACCACGGAAGCTCTTGTCGGTACGCTTCGTAATTACGCCGATGAAACAACTGAAATTGGTGCGAAAGCATTTGCTGCTGCGCAGGATGTTAAAACATTTACCCAGTTAATGGATACCCTGAAGGAAGCCGTAGGCTCCGGATGGGCAAATACATGGGAAATTCTGTTTGGTGATTTCGAGGAAGCCAAAGAACTTTGGACTGGACTCAGTCAGGTTATCGGTGGATTTATCGACGCCCAAGCAGATGCTCGCAATGAGATGTTGCAAGGGTGGAAAGATCTTGGCGGAAGAACCAAACTGATTGAGGCACTTAAAAATGCTTTTGAAGGTGTTCAGAGTGTTATCAAACCAATTTATGAGGCATTCCGTGAGATATTTCCTCCCACCACAGCCCAACAGCTTTATGATATTACTGAGAATTTGCGAAAATTCACAGCAAATTTGAAGCTCAGTGATACAGCTTCAGCTAATCTAAAATCCACTTTCAAAGGCTTGTTTGCGATCTTGGACATCGTTAAACAAGCCTTTTCTGCTATATTTACGGCAATTAAACCGTTGTTTGGCGGGTTTGGAACACTCGGAGATGGAATTCTTGGTTTCACTGGCGGGATTGGCGATGCTATTGTTGCGTTTGATGAGTTTATCAAAACCAGCGGAGCATTCCAGAAAGTCGGTGAGGGTATTGCTACGGTAATTCAGACAATTATGACTGCTTTATCCACACTGAAGAACAAGATCAAAGAGAAATTCGAATCCGCCAATTTCGAATTGTTTCATTCTCTTCTTGAGCGAATCCATGAGAGAATGGCTCAAGTCGGAGAAGCAGCCGGCGAGATGAAATCCGGGATTATCGTCGCCTTTGAGGTCATTGGTGAAACTCTTGCTAATTGTCAGTTTGTTCAGCTTCTTTCTACTGTGTGGAACGCCGTTAAGACAATCGGAAGTGGCATCATTAAAATCCTTGGCGAACTCGGCAGCTCCTTAGCAAAGAATCTCGGTGAAGCTAATTTCAGCGGAATTATCGATCTGCTGAATGGTATCTCGTTCGGTGCTATTGCTGTCGGTATCACAAAGTTTGTCGGCACCTTCCGAAAAGCTATTGAAGATATCGGCAGTTTCAAGGAATCTTTTATCGGAATTCTTGACAGTGTTCGAGGATGCTTTGAAGCTTACCAGACTCAGTTGCAGGCTGGTACATTGCTGAAGATCGCGTCGGCTATTGCTATTCTTACTGCATCTTTGATTGCGCTTAGTCTTGTGGACAGCGAAAAGCTGAATGTAGCCCTTGGAGCAATCACTGTGCTATTCGCTGAACTTCTTGCTTCGATGGCTGTATTCAACAAAATCAGCGGTCAGGCAACTGGTGTGATGAAGAGTGTAACTGCTATGCTCGGAATTGCTACGGCAGTGCTGATTTTAGCGAGCGCACTTAAAAAGATTGCTGATCTGGATGCAAAGCAGCTTACTACTGGTCTGATTGGCGTTGCAGGTTTGACGACTATGATGGTTGCCGCAGCCAAAGCTATGAGTTCCAACAGTAAAACCATCATCAAGGGTGCTACTCAAATGGTGATCTTTGCAGCCGCAATCAAGATTCTTGCTTCTGTTTGTGAGCAACTTGCTAAATTGGACTGGAACCAGCTTGCGAAAGGTCTTGTCGGCGTTGGTGTATTGCTTGCCGAGGTTTCTCTGTTCCTGAGAACCGCAAAATTCAGCGGTAAATCCATTACTACGGCTACAGGTATTGTAATTCTTTCAGCAGCAATCAAGGTGTTGGCCTCTGCCTGCAAAGATTTCGGCGAAATGAAATGGGAAGACATCGGTAAGGGGCTTGCATCTATTGCAGTGCTTCTTGCTGAGGTTACCGCTTTCACCAAGCTTACTGGTAACGCTAAACATGTAATCTCTACAGGTGTAGCGCTCATTGCTATCGGAGCAGCCATGAAGATATTCGCATCGGCTGTAAAAGACTTCTCTGGAATGCAGTGGGACGAAATTGCAAGAGGTCTTGTTGCTATGGCCGGGGCTTTGGCGGCGGTTACAATTGCTGTCAACTTCATGCCGAAAAACATGATCGGCATCGGCACTGGTCTTATTGCTGTCTCTGCGGCTTTGCTTATACTTGCCAATGCTCTTAACCAGATGGGTTCAATGTCTTGGGAGGAAATCGCCAAAGGTCTTATCACTCTGGGCGGCGCAATGGCCATTCTTGCAATCGGTCTGAATGCCATGACAGGCACTCTTGCAGGTTCTGCGGCGCTTCTTGTTGCTGCAAGTGCCCTCTTGGTGCTTACTCCGGTACTGGCTATTCTCGGCGCCATGAGTTGGAGTTCCATCGTGAAAGGTCTCGTTACCCTGGCAGGTGCATTTGCTATCCTCGGTGTTGCAGGTGCTGTATTGGCTCCGTTGGTTCCTTCCATTCTCGCTTTGAGTGGCTCGCTGGCACTAATCGGGGTAGCAGTTGTCGGTATTGGTGCCGGGCTTGCTCTGGCAGGTGCCGGTTTGTCCGCCTTGGCAGTAGGCTTAACAGCTCTTGCTGCTGCGGGGACTGCCGGTGCTACAGCCATCGTCGCTTCTTTGACTGTTATCATCACTGGTGTCGCAGCCCTTATTCCTGCAATTGTAGCCAAGATCGGTGAGGCAATTGTCGAATTCTGCAAAGTTATCGCTGATAGTGCAGGAGCCATTGGTGAAGCAGTCAAGGCAGTTGTCCTTATGCTGGTGGATGTACTTGTTGAGTGCGTTCCCGCTATCGCTGATGGGGCATTGAAGCTCATTGCAGGTGTTCTTGAAGCGTTGGTAGAATATACCCCGTCTATCGTTGATTCCATCTTCCAATTCCTTATCGCAGTTCTTGAGGGCGTCGCTAAGAATCTTCCCAGTTTGATTCAGGCTGCGGTGGATGTATTGATGGCGTTCTTCTCAGGCATTGTGGATGCACTTAAGGGCATCGATACAGAAACTCTTCTTCAGGGAATTGCCGGTATTGGTCTGCTTGCCGCAATTATGGCTGCTTTGAGCGCAGTAGCTGCTCTTGTTCCGGGTGCCATGCTGGGTGTTCTCGGTATGGGTGCTGTCATCGCTGAGCTTGCTCTTGTACTTGCGGCGGTCGGTGCCCTGGCACAAATTCCTGGTTTGAACTGGCTTATCAATGAAGGCGGCAATCTGCTTCAGGGAATTGGTACGGCAATCGGTAAATTTGTTGGCGGTATCGTCGGCGGTTTTATGAGTGGCGTATCCAGTCAATTCCCGCAAATTGGTTCTGACCTTTCCGGGTTTATGACCAATGTCCAGCCGTTCCTTGATGGTGCAGCTTCCATAGATCCGGCTATGCTGGACGGTGTTAAGGCTCTTGCAGAAACGATTCTTATACTGACAGCCGCAAATATTTTGGATGGACTGACCTCGTGGTTCACCGGCGGAAGCTCACTCTCCGGCTTTGCTGAAGAGATGGTTCCGTTTGGAAAAGCTATGAAGCAATTTTCTGATGAAATCAGCGGTATTGATGGAGAAGCAGTTTCCAATGCTGCAATCGCAGGTAAGACTCTTGCAGAGATGGCTGATACACTTCCTAATACTGGCGGTGTCGTTGGTTTCTTTGCTGGAGAGAATGATATGAATGCCTTCGGTGAACAGCTTATTCCATTTGGTCGTGCCATGCGTAACTTTGCAAACGAAGTCGCCGGAATTGACGCCAGTGTTATTACTGAAGCAGCTACCGCTGGTAAGGCACTTGCAGAGATGGCAAGCACCGTTCCGAACAGCGGCGGCGTAGTTGGCTTCTTTGCTGGTGAAAACGATATGGATGACTTTGGTGAACAGCTTGTTCCTTTCGGCAGAGCAATGAAGGATTTCTCTGACGCTGTTTCCGGACTGAAAGCCGATGTCATTCAAAATAGCGTTACCGCAGGTCAGGCTTTGCTTGAGCTTGCGAATACGGTGCCGAATACTGGCGGTGTTGTATCCTGGTTTACGGGCGATAACGACCTTGAAACCTTCGGTGAACAGCTTGTCCCGTTTGGTACAGCGATGAAAAACTATTCTTTGGCTGTTACAGGATTGGATGCATCTGTCGTCACAAACTCCGCAAATGCAGCTAAAGCTCTGGTTGAGCTTTCAAACAATTTGCCGAATAGTGGCGGTATCGTATCCTGGTTTACGGGCGATAACGATATTGCAAGCTTCGGCGAGCAGCTGGTATCTTTCGGTCAGTCATTTGCTGCGTATTACAACAGCGTTAGCGGAGTGGATGTGGCTAAGTTAAGTGGTGTGGTTGTCGAGTTCAGAAATCTTGTGGATTTGGCAAACGGCATTAAGAGCGTTGATACAAGTGGAATGTCTACATTTGCTCAGAATCTTACGAATTTGGGTAATGCAGGCATTGACGGCTTTATCAATGCCTTTACAAATGCTAATTCCCGTGTGAGCACAGCCGCAAACACGATGGTCACTACATTTATCAATGCCGCCAAAGCACAGCAAGGAAATCTGACAAGCACTTTTACCACCATGATTAACGGTATTGTCACTGCTTTTACAAGCAAGTACAGTCAGTTCACAGTTATGGGGCAGACGATGATGACCAACTTTATCTCTGGTATTCGTACCGGCGACGCATCTGCTCGGTCGGCATTTGTCACAATCGTATCCGGTTGCCTGACCGCAATCCGAAATAAGTTCTACGAGTTTAACACCGTTGGACAGACTACGATGACAAATCTTATTGCCGGTATTCGAGCAAAGAACCAGCTTGCGAAAGACGCCTTTGTTCAGATCATTAACAGTTGTCTGACCGCAATCCGAAACAAATACACCGATTTCTATAACGCCGGTAAGTATCTCGTTGAAGGGTTTGCCGCTGGCATAACTGCCAACACATACATGGCTGAAGCGAGAGCAAGAGCTATGGCAAGAGCAGCGGCAGCGGCAGCAGAAGCGGAACTCGACATCAATTCGCCGTCTAAAGTTGGCTATCGAATTGGCGGATTCTTTGGTATGGGCTTTGTCAATTCCCTGATTGACTACGCCGATAAGTCTTACGATGCCGGTGCATCTGTTGCAAAGTCGGCTAAGGAAGGACTCCGCAACGCGGTTTCCAAGATTGGTGATTTTATCGAAAATGGAATTGACTCTCAACCGACGATTCGACCGCTGCTTGATCTGTCTGATGTAACGGAGGGTGCTGGCAGGTTGTCGGCACTTTTGAGTCGAAATCAGGCGATGAAGATCAGCGCCGGTATGGAGCGTGAGGGCGGCAGTGTCGTTCAAAATGGCGGTACTACACCGACCTCTGGAAACAACTACAATTTCACACAAAATAACTATTCGCCTAAGGCACTGTCGAGGATTGACATTTATCGTCAGACGAAGAACCAGTTCTCGGCGTTGAAAGGATTGGTGGAAACATGATTCACTCATTTGCTATCACCAATTACTTGGGTGATAGGATCAAACTTGACTTGAGGGAGCCTGAGGTTTCGGGCTTCCTCATCAAGTCTGTAACCGGTTTAGGTCCGGTCAAAGCAACTGTCAACACGACGGAAGTCGTCACTAATGACGGCTCTATGTTTAACTCCGCCAGATTGAGTCAGCGGAACATCGTTTTCCAAATCGTATTCGTTGACACAGTCTATGGAGAAACAATCGAGGATGTACGACAGAAATCCTACAAATACTTTCCGGCAAAGAAAAATGTTGAGATCATCATCGAAACCGATAACCGATATGTACGAACAAACGGTTATGTGGAATCGAATGAACCAAATATTTTTAGCTCACAGGAAGGGACATCAATCTCGATCGTTTGCCCTGACCCGTTCTTCTATTCAGCCGGTGAGGATGGAAACAATGTAACGGATTTCTACAGTATTGACCCATTGTTCGAGTTTCCGTTCTCGAATGAGTCTCTGACGGAACCGCTGCTTGTATTTGGTGAAATCCAAATCAAGACGGAGGGTGTCATCACTTACTATGGCGATGCTGAAATCGGTGTAACAATCTATATTCATGCAATCGGGCCGGCAAGTAATATCAATATTTACAATACGGAAACCAGAGAAGTCATGAAGATTGATACCGTGAAGCTTCAAAAGCTTACGGGAAAAGGCGTCGTTGCAAGTGACGATATCGTTATCAACACTTCAAAAGGTGATAAGAGTATTACTCTGATTCGTGAAGGCGTTTCGTACAACATCCTGAACTGTTTGGATAAGAATACCGACTGGTTTACCTTAGCAAAAGGCGATAACATTTTCGCCTTTACTGCTGATAGCGGTGTTACAAATCTTCAGTTCAGAATTGAAAACAAAGTAATCTATGAGGGGGTATAACTATGGAACTTTTGGTCTTAAACACCGACTTTGAGTCCATAGCCGTCATAGATACTTACGAATCCATGATATGGACTGACCGGTATAATTCGTATGGAGATTTCGAGATATTCTTCGCTATGGATACACAACTCTTGCAGTATTTGAAAGAGGATTACTATCTGTGGCTGAAGGATTCGGAGCACTGTATGATTATTGAGGACATCAAGATCAATGCCGACACAGAAGAAGGAAATCATCTTATCGTCACAGGCAGATCGTTGGAGTCTATTCTTGAACGCCGCATCATCTGGGGGCAGCGAATCTTTAACGGAAATCTTCAAAATGGCATCCAGACGATGCTAAACGAATGCATCATTTCACCGTCTATTGCTGATCGAAAGATTTCCAACTTTGTGTTCGTGCCTTCTGCCGACCCTAAAATTACAAGTCTGAAAATCGACAACCAATACACAGGTGACTGCCTGTACGATGTCGTCAAAGGACTTTGTGAGGAGAACAATATAGGGTTCAAGATCGTACTGACAGATGAAAACAAGTTTGCATTCAGTCTGTATGCCGGCGTTGATCGCTCTTATGAGCAGACAGAAAATCCGTATGTTGTTTTCTCTCCAAACTTTGAGAACATCATCAACAGCAACTATTATTCATCCAGAGCGAGTTTTCGAAATGTGACTCTGGTCGCAGGAGAAGGTGAAGGGGCAGCAAGGCGAACTGCTATCGTTGGCTCAGCCTCAGGGCTTGACCGGCGTGAGCTTTTTACAGATGCTCGTGACATCTCATCCGATACTGAGGACGGGACTCTTTCCGATGCAGAATATATGGCGCAGCTTCGGACAAAAGGTTTGAAGAATCTGGCAGACCATATTGTAACCACTGCATTCGAAGGAGAAGTTGAAGTTACTCGACTTTTCAAATACGGCGAGGACTTCTTTATCGGAGACATCGTTCAAATCGCCAATGAATATGGCAATGAGGGATCAGCTTACATTTCAGAGCTGGTCATCTCAAACAGTGAGGAAGGATTGTCAATTTATCCGACCTTCAAAACTATTTCAAAGTAAGGAGGGAGAAACTGGATGAGCGTATCAAGCGGATTTTTCAATTCACTTAACGGTGACCGCAAATACAATGCTGCACAGATGTCAGCTATCTTTGATGGACTCATCATCGATGGTGTATTTGCTTCTATCGGAACCGCTTTTGCCGTGAAGGCGGCAGGCGGTCTTACCGTGAATGTCGGTGTCGGCAAAGCCTGGTTTGACCATACATGGACGGTCAATGACAGTATCCTGCCGATGACTGCCCCGGAAGCAGAGGTGCTTCTTGATCGTATTGATGCCGTGGTTCTGGAAGTAAACGGAACTGAGTCGGTGCGTGAGAACACCATCAAATTTGTCAAGGGTAATCCGTCCAGTGCACCGTCGAGACCGACTTTGACGAACGAGGGAAATGTCCATCAGTACCCTCTCTGTTATATTTACAGAAAATACGGCACTGCGGTTATTAACCAAGCTGACATTACCCCTATGGTTGGCACAGAATCTACTCCATTTGTAACCGGCATTCTTCAGACAATCAGTCTGGACGAGTTGCTTGGCAAATGGCAGGATGAGCTTGATCGGTTTACGGATGCACGATCTCAGGAAGTCGATGACTGGATTGCTCAGGAGGAAAGCGATTTCACGACTTGGTTCGATAAAATGAAAGCCGACCTCCAGCAAGAGCAGAATGTCCTCGACCAGTGGATTGCATCTGAGCAGGCTGATTTTCTTGCCTGGTATAACCAGATGAAAGACCAGCTCAGCGGTGATGTCGCAGGAAATCTACAACTTGAGATCGACAAGGAAGAAGTCAAACGGATTTTGCTGGTTGGCTTCGAAGACGGAACCAAAGAGTTTTCGGACGACGGTACGGTTATCACTTCTACTGCAAGTGACGGCAGAACTTTGACGAAGACTTTCTCTGACGGATTCCTGACAATGACAAATGTGCTGAAAAGTGCAGCGGGAGCAGAAGTGGCGAGAGCCGTTAAGACTTTTGACTCCGATGGCAAGCTTATCAGCACCGTTGTAACTTATTCTTAAAGCGAAAGGAGAACAATCAAAATGGCAGAAGAAGATCTGATTTTCGGTAAAAACCGACACTTCTTCGGCGGCATTGAGCCGTCCAATATGCTGGCGTTTGGCGTGGCTGTTGAGAGTGGCGTCGTGAAAGTTACGGCTACACTTCCCAACGACACAGTCGTGAAGAACCAGACGCTCTGCACCGTGGAAGGTGCGATTATCCGGAGGAAGACAACCGATTATCCTAAGGATGAGTTCGATGGCGATCTGGTCGCCAACATTAAGGCGTCCACTGTCTTCGTAGATAGTGGTGCATCGCCTACCGGAACTTACTACTATGCAGCGTTCCCTTATACCACTCAGGGTGTGTATAACCGGAACAAGGCTAATCGTGTAGTTGTAAATGAACCGGAGCCGATGCAGGAGTTTTCCGCTAAGTCGGTATATGTCTCGGCATCTGATACCGTTAAGGTAGAAATCACGGCGAAGCTTCCGAGTGGTGTTGCTGGCGCTATTATCCGTAGGAGCACGACTGGTTATCCGACCAGTGAAACGGAGGGCGAACTGTTCAAGAACATCACTGCCAACGGCACTTATACGGATACCAATGTGACAGTCGGAGTGGTGTATTACTATTCCGCATTCCCTTACACCAGTACCGGTGCCTATAATCGCAGCGAGGCAAACAGAACCAGCGTAACGCCGAAGAAGAGAGATTATCTGTTCGGTTACGATCTGGTGAAAGCGACTTCCAGCCCTACCGGACGAGTAACTTATCCTTCTGATGTGGATAACGCTGCATTTACTCCGGCGGCTATGAATTTCAGCACCGGTAAGTTCAATTATGGTGGTTGGGTGTTTGATCCGGGTGAAAAGTTCATGCCTCGTCCTTGTATGCTGACTTATGCAGGCGTTGTCGATCACTATCTCAATCCTAACGACTATACCAAGAAGGTCGACGGTTCTACTTCCAAGATTGCAGACTCTTCCTTTGGCGGCAACGCCATGATGGAATGGTCGAAGATCTACACGAAGCGATGGGAGTCGGACGGTGTTTATCATTTCCGCTGCTCCGATACTCCTCAGGACGATACTTGGGATTGCTGGTGTAACTATGACCGCAATAACAACCAGATCGATCATTTCTATACTCCCATCTATTTCGGTTCTCTGGTTTCCGGTAAGCTGCGTTCTATCAGCGGTGCAGCTAACAGCGTAAATACCACGGCGGCTAACGAAATCACCTATGCTAAGGCAAACGGCAATGACTGGTATACCGAGGTGCTGGCTGACAGACTGCTGCTCCAGGATCTGCTGGTTATGATGGCTCGTTCTACCGATTGCCAGACTGCATTTGGCTACGGACGGTGCAAGAGTTCCAATAGCAATGCTATTGCCCCCGGTACGATGAACACCAAGGGTATGTTCTGGGGTTCTAATGACCAGACATCCGGTGTGAAGGTCTTCGGTATGGAGAATGTCTGGGGTAACCTGTGGCGTCGTACTGCTGGCTGGATCAATGCCAATGGAACGCAGAAGGTCAAGCTTACTCGTGGTACTCACGATGGTTCTACTGCAACCGACTACAACACAGACGGAAACGGTTATAAGACGATCGCAAATGCTACTCCGGCTGGCAGTTCCGGCGGCTACATCAGCAGCATGAAGACGGAAGCATTCGGACGGTTGCCTGTTACTGCAAGCGGTTCGAGCAGCACTTATGAGGCTGACGGCATGTGGTACAATAACAGCCAGGTCAATTATGCGTATGTCGGCGGCAGCTGGGGCATTGGCCTTATGGTCGGTCCTTTCTGTGCTGATCTGTACGATGCGGCGTCCGATTCGGACTCGAGCGTTGGCGCGGCTCTCTCTTGTAAACCGCTTGCTGCTGCGTAAGCAGCGAGGAGAGGACGGGAGAACCTTAGGTTCGCCGGGTAAATGAAAACAATTAAATATTAGGGGTATACACTGCGCCCAGCGCGTATGTCGGCGGCAACTGGAACAATGACCTTATGGTCGGTCCTTTCTATGCTAATCTGAACAATACGGCGTCCAATTCGAACTCGAACAATGGCGCGGCTCTATCTTATCCATAAGAAGCTCTCTATAATGCAGTGTATGCCGCCATTTCAAAATGGCAAGAGATATCCGCATCTCTTCCTCACCACTTGGTGAAAATTAACTCGGTGCAAGCATCTGTGAGTAGCTGAGAATAAGTCGAAAGCGGATGAGAGGATAAGAGAGAACATGAAATCCTATAACCACTTGTACGAAAAAACAATATCCGAAACGAACCGACGGTACGCTCTGTCTCAAGCAAAGCACAGCAAGAGATTCCGTAAAATCATAAAACACCGGCACATGTCTGACGATGCCGCAGTTGAACAATCCTTAGATTGGATAGTCAACTACGAAAACGCCGAGCATGTGCCGGTTTACATTTATGACGGGATCACGCGCAAGGAGCGCACTATTATCGTCCCTACGATGGAAGAGCTGCTTGTTCAGCATTGCATTGTAAATGCCATGAAGCCGATGTTCTGCAAGGGAATGTATGAACACAGCTATGCCAGTCTTCCGGGCAGAGGTGCCCATAAAGGAAAACAGGTAATTGAGAAGTGGATTAGGACTGACCCGAAGAATTGTAAGTATGTCCTCAAAATGGATATTCGTCATTTCTTCGATACTATTCCACACGATCGTTTGAAAGCCAAGTTGAAAAAGACCGTTCATGATGAAAAGATGCTGGATTTACTATTCCGCATTATTGATGTCACAGAGGTTGGTATTCCACTTGGTTTTTATACTTCTCAATGGCTTTCTAACTGGTATTTGCAGGGCTTGGATCACTTCATCAAGGAGCAGCTCTGTGCCGTGCACTATATGCGCTACATGGACGATATGGTTATTTTCGGAAGCAACAAGAGGGTTTTGCACCGCATGAGGCAAGCAATTTCCGATTATCTGGAAATGGAGCTTGGCTTGGAACTTAAAGCGAATTGGCAAGTCTTTCGCTTTTCTTATGACAACAACCAGGGGCGTGATCTGGACTTCATGGGCTTTCGTTTTTATCGTAATCGAACGATTCTTCGAAAATCCATTATGTACAAGGCCACGAGAAAAGCTCGCAAAATCTCCAAAAAGGAGAAAGCAACCATACTCGATGCTCGGCAAATGTTGTCTTATCTTGGGTGGATCGACTGCACCGATACCTATTTGATGTATCGGAAGTGGATAAAACCATGTGTTAGCTTCCAGCAATTGAAGCGAAAAGTTTCACGATATGACAAATACGATGAGAAGCGGGTATATCAAAAAATCGTCAGTCTTTACACTGCGAAAGGAGGAAAGTCGCATGGAGTTAAATTACAAATATGCCGAGAGCACAGTCCAACCGACTGCACTTGAGGTTACTGTTGGAACCGTATATCTCCGCAAGGACATTACGAGTATTACACGAACTTCAGAACAGGGCGATAAAACCACTTACTGGACTTATCAGGAAACGGCGTTGACCCCTCAGGAGTTCAATGAATACACCAATCTGCTTATGGCTGAAAACGCCATTAAAGGTACAAATGATTCGGACAACATTGTTCAGATCATGGCAGGTCAGGAAACTGGCGATTCTCAGCAGCTTGCTATCATGGAAGCAATTGCTGATCTGTACGATGCCGTCGCAGCAATGATTCCTGAATGAGGAGGTAGCAAAAATGGTCAATCTTTACGCCACGCTTATCATCAATAAGCGCAGAACCTTCGACCAGGTGCCTGAAAAATTTAAGGCAGATGTCGAGGCAAAATTGTTAGAATATGGCTACGATACCAACGGCGATCTTATCGCTGAGGAGGAGTAACCATGTTTTATATTTTATCCAAAATTTTGATAGGAGGTAACAACATGGTAGCACTGTATGTCGCACTCATCATCGCAGGTCGTCGGACCTTTAATCAGGTTCCGGCGAAGTTCAAGGCTGCTGTCAAGGCTGATCTGGAAGCTCTCGGTCTTGACGAAAATGGTAATCCTGTGGATTAACCGAAATTGGCAGGGAGTCTACTTTGCGGTGGGCTCCCTCGCCTAATTAAAAGAGGTTTGGGGTGATATTTCCTACAAGCTTCTTAATTCATTTATGACTTCAAGGAGGATGATACATGGAAATGGAACCCTGGCTGCAAACGCTATTAACCATTTTGGGGACGATACTTGCTTCTTCTGGATTTTGGGCATATATCCAAGAGCGAAGCAAACGAAAAGCTGCTGAGAATAAGCACAACAATCTTGAAACGCAAATGCTCATTGGTCTGGCTCATGATCGCATTATTTATCTCGGCATGGCCTATATTGAGAGAGGTTACATTACACAGGACGAGTATGAAAATCTATATGAATACTTGTACAAGCCTTATGAAAAATTAGGCGGTAATGGTTCGGCTAAGCGAATCATGACAGAAGTTGACCAACTTGCGATTCATAAATCAACTTACAATGCTTGAATTGGAGGTGAGATTATGAGTTACAACATTACTGGTACGACTATCACTTTGAAATGAAGATACTTGCCGGAAAGACTAAGTCGTATGTAGACGGTAAAGTAGGTTCCGCCAGTGATATTCAGTCTGGTGACACCGTCAAGACTTTTTCAAAAGATTATAAGACTGTAACGACGGTTTACGCCAATGGGAACCAGCTTGTGAAGACTTTTTCGGACGATATGAAAACAATCACATCGGTTCTCACGGATTCTGAAGGAACGGTCATTGCAACGGAAACCAAGACACTGTCGGACGATGGACTTACCATCTCTACGGATGTGGTTTACGGCTAATAAATAGCAATACAGGGCAATGGAATGTAGGTTAGTTCTGCATTATTCCTACACTTTGGTTAAAAAAGCCAGTGATTACGGGATATTTTGCTTCTACTATAGAAACTTATCACAGTCTAATCACTTCTAAATCCCTGCAATTACGCTGTTTCCAGAGTGGTTAGAAGTGGATAAATGCCGAGAAATGTAGGTAACTCGTGCATTATTTCTACACTACTCATGCATCTATATTCCTACACAAAGTCAGCCTCCTCGTTGTGCTGAGTGCCTTTGTTGGTGCTCCCACTTCGGGGAGGCTTTTCTTTGTTTTTACAAGCTATTTTATTTTTTCGATTTCATCTTTCAACCACTCAAATTCTCTCTGGGTGTAAACCTTTTCGGTGATGTCAGAGATCTTGTGACCGACCATATATTTGATTGCGTACTCGTCAACGCCGTACTTCTTAGCCATCGTCACAAAATGTTTACGACCATCATGCGGTCTATGCTCAGGGTTCAAATTCAATTCGTCTCGAATCATACCAAAGCCTTTTTGGTATCGAGCATAAGTAAGTGCAGTGTTTTTGCTACGAGCATTCGAATTAACATAGTTGAGCAGGTACAGACTTCCAAGTTCCTGAGCCTCTTTATATTTTCGCTCAACCAAATGACGAATCTTCGAGTGAATTGGAACCACACGATCTGTACCGGCATCTGTTTTGATACCGCCTCGGAAAGTCCAGTTTTCCAAATCCACATTCTTTAATTCCAGCAAACCAAGTTCCTGGGGTCGCCAACCAGAATAGCACTGAATGAGCAGGACATCTACAAGCATTTTATCATCAGCGTGTTTCCAAAGCAAGTCCATCTCTTCGTCCGTAAAAGGAATATGCTCGTTCTTAACTGTGACGATTTCTTTGATTGTTTCCTCACTGAGGTTAAAAGTTCGCGAATAGTTTCGGTCAACAAGCTCATACTCCAAGGCATAATCCAACATCAAGTTAAACAAAGACTTAATCTGGTTCTTCATGGATGCACTTGGTGTTTTTTCTTTGTCTCGAACCTTCGATATGCCTTCATCCATACAACCTTTTACATGACGAGCGCGGACATCTTTGACTCGCATATCATATACGGCCGAGCAATACCCCCATGCTGAAGCTACCGAACGAGTGCTTTTAACTGTCTTCTCGTATTCGGCAAGCCATTTCTCGTAAAGCTCTTTCATAGTGATAGACGGTTCAAGGTCGTAAGGGTTCTTATTGTACTCGACGAGAGCAGCGTATGCATCGTTGTATGTTGGAAAATAGGACTCCGGTTTAAGAGGTTTACAGATAGGCCGTCCGTTCGAATCCTTTCCTACACTTATCATAGCTCGAAATGGATTGCGGAGATTCCGATTCTTGATCTCACTGATCTGCCCGAAACCATTTGGCAGTCTACGGCGTTTATTGTTCTTATTTCGAGGTTTTCTTGGCTTTATATTTGGCTGTAATGGAAACCCACAGTGAGGACAAGAAACTGCTTTGTCGCTTACTTGTAATTCGCATTCAGGACATTTTATCAGCATTATTATCACCTTCCCCATTGATTTGCTATTAGTAATCATATATCATAAGTGTAGGAATGTCAACTCCTACATTCCAACTTTTCTTATTAGTTTAGGGAGAAATGAGATATGATTAGTGATAACCAATCAATTTGCCCCAAATGTGGAGGGCAGCTTAAATACTACGATCATGTTCAAAGATTGGTACGGACGAAATTCGGAAACAAAAAATGGGTAGCTATTAGAAGACTTCGGTGCTGTAAATGCCATGCAGTTCATCGAGAGCTTCCTGACTTTATATTTCCGTATAAACAGTATGAAGCAGATATTATTATCGGCGTGCTCGAAGGTCTTATTACTTGTGAAACTTTGGGGTTTGAAGATTATCCTTGTGAAATGACTATGATTCGCTGGCGCTTGTTTCCACCGAGGTTGTTTTTACTAACAGCCGTTCCTAACCTAAAATAGCGATTGAAAGGAGGCAAACGCCAATGGAAGAAATTATATTTGCATCGGGGTCTGTCCCGGTGGCAGTTGCAGCACGAGTCTACGGGAAAGACGCATCCTGGATTCGAGCCGGCATCGTATCTGGGTGGCTGCCGATCGGAAAAGCTACTCGGAGTGGGAAGCTCGTTACGAATTTAGAGGAAATGAACTCTAAGTACGGACGCATCAACTTTTATATTTCGCCTAAGCTCCTCTGGCAGGAGACCGGCTATATATGGAGGGGTGAACGCGCATGAGTACATTGATACGACCAGAACTTTCCGAGACTAATCGTTACTGGATCGAGAAACACCGCTATTACGAATTGAAGCATTTCTGCTTGCAATACCCGTTGTGGCGTCATGCGTACAATTCGTTGATAGACTATCCGGGTTCATGGCCTCAATTAGTGCCGCCCTGCAAAACGAATGTTGTTAGTGATCCCGTTACCAAGCACATTGATGAGAGGCTGTACTATGCCGATCGCATGAAGATGGTGGAACAGGTTGCAAAAGAAACGGACGAAGAGCTTTCATGTTATATTTTGGAAGCTATAACGGAGGGTATTTCATACGACCATTTGAAAGCCAGAACCGGCATCCCATGTTGCAAGGATGTTTATTACGACTTGTACAGACGGTTTTTCTGGCTACTTAGTAAGGAGAGACAGTAATGAAGATTGTAGATATTGCAGTGAAAAAAGTCTATCGCTTCAACTGCCCGAATTGCCAGAGCAGGCTTGAAGCCGACAGCAGTGAGCTGACAGACATCGGAGGTAAAGTAAGCAAGTTCTATTGCCCCGTATGCCGTAAAGACCGATATATAACCTGGTCTGACTTACGGAAGAAGATCGTCTACGAGGGTTCGCAAGAATAACAGTGTCCTTTATGGAGAAGTGAGAGCTGATGCACTATAGCATTGGCTCTTTCTTTTTTTTCTAACTTAGATTAAAACCCGGATGGAGGTGACAGGTATATGTGTTAAATTAGTATCTGGAAAAATCCCCGGGTTGAAATTTTTGAAAAACAATTTGAAAGGAGATCACCGTGGAAGTTGTCTATGTAGTTGTCGGAATTATGATTGGGTTTGTCGTCTCATCTATCATTCGCCGAAAACATCCAGTTGGTTTTCTGCGTATTGACAAGTCTGATCCGGACGGACCCTATCTTTTTCTTGAACTGAAAAAGAGCGTTAATGAAATTATAGCTCAAAGAACTATCCTATTGGAAGTGAAGCGTGAAGACTTTATTCCGCACAAATAACACTTCCTTTTATGGAACCCTATTAAAACGAAAGGAGAAACGAATATGGGTGAAGAAAACAGAAGTTTGTTGGAAGAGGAGATCAAAGCCGAAATTAAGCGCTTGGGATCTCTCGAATCTGGAAGCCAGGAGCATACCACGGCAGTGGATAGCTTGACGAAGCTGTACAAACTGAAGCTCGAAGAGGATAAGAATACCTATGAGCGTCTGGACAAGATCGAGAATCGTGAAATCGATCAGGAGTCCAAGACGGCTCAAATGGCAGAGTCTGTCAAAGATCGATACTTCAGATTTGGTATGGCTGCCGCTGAGCTGGTGCTACCGTTGATGTTCTACGGCGTTTGGATGAGACGAGGTTTCAAGTTCGAACAGGACGGAACTTTCACCTCCCAGACATTCAGAGGTTTATTCAGTCGATTCAGACCGACTAAGAAATAAACCGGTTCCAAAAGCGGAGAGTTCGTGTATGCAACACGTTCTCTTCGTTTTTCTCCTGCTCGAAATTTACAAGGGCTATTGTGAGAGATGTAAAAGTGCTTTTTATCTCTTGATAAAATACTGATGGCCGCTATACTTAATAGTGCCACACAATATCAAGGAGGTAATTTGCAATGAGCTTTTTTAATGACGCGCAGAGAGACGGTTTACTTACTGGACGGTATATTTGCAGTGAATGCGGAGGACTTATGGAATTTGAAGACGAGTGGGAAGATACTTTAGTATGTCCTGCTTGCGGTCACTCCGTCGATTTAGAGCATTATGGTATGGAGAACGATGAAGAATATGATGCTCTATATCCGACCAGAGATCAAATCTGCGACGACTAATTAAGACTATTAGCAAAGGGGAAGGAGTCCTGACGAGGGCTCTTTCTCTTTTCTTTTTATAGGTGATGGATATGCGATACCACTTTGACAAACCGGAAATTTACTTGTCCTTGTATGGCGAGCGTTATATTTGCGAGCATCCGGTTTACAATAGCTGCACTCTCTACAGAATTGAGAAAAGAGGTTTAGCAGTAATTCAGCAACGATTTGACTCCGAGACGAAAAGTACATGGTGGAGCGAAGTTGACCCTTGGATTACTGACGCTTTATATTTGCACCCTGATTTTCGAGAATACTTTGAAATGAGGGCTGGGGCTTGTACGGACGGGCTATACCCTACTGTAACGGTTCGCCAAATTATGTGGGCATTAAAAATGAAACCAATTCAGAAAGAACGATGGGAAACCGTATTCGATAGACGGGATATCTAAGCGCAAAAAACGCATCTCCCTTTATGAAAAGCCATTGAATTTTGAAGGGAGACATGGATTATGAAAACACTAAAGAACAAGCTATATGCTGTAGTATTACTTATTTGTGGGTACTTACCGGTACTTATCGACAAAGATGCAACAGCATTAGTATTCTTTGCGTTTATCGCAATACCGTTGTTCTTTGCAAAAGAAAACTGGATTTATTGAGGATTGAGCCGCTAACAACGGCTCTTTTCTTTTCGCCAAAATTACAACTCCTATTATGGAAAACGATGCTATTCGAAAGGAGTAAAAGGAGCATGGACGAAATGAAAATTGGTTCTAAATTCACTACGAGCATTATCTCGAAATTGGCGAGTTTGGCAATCCGAAAGAAATTTGGTTATGATGTAAAACTGAATTTGAATGAGGTAAAAGCCACAGTCGTTGACGGAAAGACACATGTTCATCTGGATATAGATGCCGATCTTGAGAAAGATGAACTTACTAAAATCCTGAAAAGTATTGGTTTGTAAAACTTGAAAAGAGCTGCTAACAACGGCTCTTTTCTTTTGCCGCGCGAAATTTACAAGTCTTATTATGAGAGACGGGTTAGCTCAGTTGGTAGAGCGCCACACTTCCGTGGAGGTCGTCGGTTCGAATCCGATACAGTCTCTCTTGCTTTTTATTTTCGCATGAAAGGAGAAAAGACATGAGCATCGATCAGCTTGATTTAATCTTGTATGACATGTACCGCATGGACGCTTGGCTGCCGCCTTTGTTTGGTAAATGGGCTGAAGATTATAAAAAAGCGAGTTACTCACAATGGGCTGTCGACGAGCTCAGAGATTTTATCGCCGAACAGATTTACCCTCGAAGAGAAGGGTCTATTGATGAATTCTGTAAGCTCACGCATGAATTTATGATGAAGACCGCTAAGTATGCGAGGGTGAATCCAAACACAAGTCTTATGTTTCGATCTGCCAGTGAAATGGCAGCGAACATTTTAGACCTTCTAAGGGCTATGCAATAACAAAACATGAAAGGAGAAAAGACATGAGTAAGAACCAAGCAATTCAAAAGTTGCTGCATAAGTCAGGGCTTTGTATCAGGAAATACTCACCTGTTGCGTTGTCTTGTGTAGCATCAGCCGGCGTGGTAGTCACGGCGATTGCAGCAGCCAAAGCGACCCCACGAGCAGTAGCGTTAGTTTATGCAGACAGTCGCAAAAAGCATGATGGTGATCCATATGCGTACACCAAGAAAGAGGCGTTCATCGCTGCATGGAAATGTTATATTCCGGCAGTGGCATTTGGAGCTTCTACTATCGCTTGCATTATTGGTGCCAATGCCTTAAATCGACGCCAACAGGCAGCACTAACAAGTGCGTATGCTCTCGTCCAAGGTTCTTATAAGGAGTATAAGGACAAGCTGAAAGAGCTCTATGGTGAGGAAGCTCATAATGCCATCGTAGATTCTATCGCCAAAGAAAAGTGCAAGGACATCAGTATCTCTGCTAATGGAGGTTGGTACGATTCTTCCCTCGATTTTGGTGAAGGTATGGAACCAGAAGTCTCCAGAACTTTTTACGATAGCTTTTCGCAAAGATATTTTGAGTCAACCATCGAAAAGGTCATTCAGGCGGAGTACCATCTGAACCGCAATTTCATGTTCGCAGGAGTCATCCCACTTAATGATTTTTATGAGTTTCTCGGACTTGAAAAGACGGAACTCGGAGACGCTGTTGGATGGTCAAGCTGTAATGGTGATATTTATTGGATCGACTTTAACCATCACCGACTCACTTTGGATGACGGCATGGAGATCTATGTCATTGACATGGTTTTTGAGCCGACAGCCGAGTGGATGGAAGATCTGTAAGTTCGCAAAAAATACATTTTACTTTATGAAAACGAAAAGGAGGTTTCGCTTTATGAATAATGCAAAATTGGTTAAAATCCTTGGTCTTGTCGCTACCGCAGTAGGTATGGGGGCTACGCTCCTCACTGACTGGGTGAACGAGAAGAAGATGGAAGAGAAAATCGACGAACGCATCAATGAGAAGCTTGCCGCACTTAGCGATGAAGAAGATGAGGAGTCCTAACAAGGGCTCTTCCTCTTTATCTGAACAATATGTGTGATATAAGCACGGCTGTTTCGATTATTCAACGATATGTTGATGAGCATCTGTTCAGTCCATCCTTCACATGGCCAAAGCATGAATTCAGAAAAAGGTCATATCAGCAATGGGCTGCATATGAAATCTGTGATCGAATAATGGACAAACCTTTCGATGATCCAATCACCGTC